TTGTTATTAAATTGATTGATGAGTCTGTGTACATATGTATCTTAGCTTTAGGATAACGTGTAATTAAAGCCTCCACGAGCATATCGTTATCATAGTATTCGTATCCGTCTCGCTCTGCCATTACAATTGGATTTATTACCTCCATAATGTCTTGCTCGGTAAGGTTTGTTACAAGCATAAAGTCTTCGTCTTCAAATGCAGTTGTGTTAATTTTAAATAGTGTCATAATTTTTATTTGTTTTTTTATTGGTTAATTAATTAATTGTCTTGTAAGTCCTCGTTATAGTCGAACGTACCCGTTTGTATGTATTCTAAAACCTCCCCCTCGTAAGCGTATTCGATATTTGCCGATGGTATTGAGTAGATTACTCTGCCGTCTACGTCATCTGTAGGTATGATTAAACCTAGGTTTAACTGAATTATAAAGATTGCTTTTGCTACTAAAATTGTCATAGTGTTTATTGTTTATTGGTTTATTAATTGAATTCGAATTGTCTTACTACCTTAATCGCTCTGCTTGGACTCTTGCTAACTAGCTTAACCACGTTATAGCCTATACAAGTGTAGCCTCTAGTTATAGTCTCGCTACCTCCTAACCTCCTAAACGCATTGCAAGAGCTAATAATTAGATTGTATTGGTTGCCGTCAATTGTTGTTACCTCTTCGCTTACTTGCTTGTAGGTTACCTTACCTACTAATTCAAAGCGTGTCTCTGTCATTTTGATCTGTGTCATAATATTTATTTGTTTTAGTGTTTAATAATTGTCAATCGTTTGTTTAATTGATGTGCAATTCTACAACGATATTTTGATCTTTCCAAATTTTTATATAACTTTTTTTTAAATATATTCTAACTTGTTGATTATCAAGGGGAAAAATTTTAATTTGAGATTTGGTAAGTAGGGCTTGTTATTTAGACCGATTCTAAATAGGCGAGGGGCTACCCTCTGTCTGAGCATAAGCGATTGATACTTAATACATTATAAGCTTAGGTTTTCCTAAAAAAAAGTTTAGGCTTGTCTAAATTTTATTGCATAAGTGTTTGATGTTCAGTAAGTTGCGTAGTAAAAGTTAAAGTGATTGTTCAAGCGTGAATTATTTATGCGAATTTTTGCATAAGTGCTTGACATTCAGTTAGTTATGCGAATAAGTTAAAGTATTACTTTAAGCATATTCAAGAATCATAACTAATTGTGAATCAATGAATTAACATTTCCAACTTAAAGCTATACTTTAAGTTTAAATTGCTGTGCATCTGTCTTATAAATAATATTATGTTAAATAGGAAAAGCCAAACCAAATAAACTAATCTGTATGCATACACTTGTTGACAGGGAGCAAGTGTGCTCGTACTACATATTTACATAAGTAGTTAGTAATCAATAACTTATAAGGGAAGGTTAAAGTATTACTTCAAGTTTACTCTCTCTAATCCTATGCGATAGCTAGCGTGTGCTACGTGCATACGGCAAGCCATAGGCTATAGCCTACGAATTAGCTACCTATATATATGTATGCGTACTAATTTAATTATAACAACGCCACTATACCCCATACCCCTATGGGGAATCCCTAAAAAATGTCCAAGGGAATTCCAAAACTGCACCCCCACCCCTCGAAAAAAATTCGACTTTCTGTAGCGATCGTGTTTCGCAGATCGGGTATATAGCCTAAAGTCTAAAAATATCTGTATATTTGTAAAAACTTTATTATGTACAACAACATTAAACTACAGGACGGCTTCATTGGAACCGACGGATTGGAGGTTAGAGGCGGCAGGTTGATTAACAACAGACCTGATAGCATGGCGGGTATAACCAAGATGGCTATCGAAAGGAAAGAGATTGCGAACGCTAAGAAGATGGCTCAGAAGATTGAAACCTGTGCCACGGGAATGGCGTTAGCGATGAAGATGAACAGAGGTTATTAATATTTTTTGTTTGTTATTTATGTTGAGTCTAGGGGAGGAGATTAATTTCTTTTCCCCTTTTCTATTAAAATACCCGATATTCGACATTTTGATGTCGATTTTGTGTCGAGTAACTTATTGATTATCAATGGGATGTCGATAATGTCGATTTTTATCCTATTATTTTATGGGAAAAAAAATAATATATATATAAATATATATATATATATAGGGGGAGATAAACTCGACATTTCTGACATTGTATTGTTTTTATTAGGAATCCTCGTCATATAGTTGGCATAAATTATTATTTAGGTATGGTATAGTATTGGTCTAAATATTTTTTATATTTGCGCTTTATATAATAAACAAATTAAATTTAATAAGATGAACACGATGAATACAAACCAAGGGTACTCACCCAAGAACTTAAACTTCGACGACGACGCAAGGTCGAGGTTAATAAGCGGCGTAACTAAGATGGCTAAGGCTGTAAAGAGCACGTTAGGACCTAGCGGCAACACTGTGCTGATAGAGTCTCCTAATCATACCCATGGTATAACGGTGACTAAGGATGGTGTGACGGTGGCTAAGTCTGTGGACTTAATGGACCCGATAGAGAACCTAGCGGTTAAGATGATGAAGGAGGCTGCCGACAAGACGGCGACGTCTGCGGGTGACGGGACGACGACTGCTATTGTGCTGACCGAGGCCTTGGTGTTGGCCGGGTCTGCTGTGTTGGGTGAGGATGGCGTGAACAAGAACGTGGTGCTAAGAGACATGGTGGACATATGCGACGAGGTGGTGGACAAGTTAAAGGGTATGGCCGTAGACGTGACGGACGAGATGTTGGTGGACGTCGCCACTATCTCTGCCAACAACGACCCTGTGTTGGGCGCGATGATCGCCGAGGTGTACAAGCAGGTGGGAGGCAACGGCGTGGTTGCGGTGGAGAGGTCGCAGACCACTGAGACGTATGTGGAGGTGACCAACGGGATAAAGATCGACCGGGGGTATCTGTCCCCGCTGTTTATAAACGACAACAAGAAGGACGAGTGCGTGATGGACGACGTGTGTGTATTAGTGGCGGACATCGAGATACCAAACATATTGCAGATCGAGGCGATACTGAAACCAATCGTGGCTAGCGGCAAGCGGTTACTTATTATATCTCCGTGCAGCACTAACGTGGTGAACACGTTGGCGGCTAACGTGATGAAGGGAAACATAAAGGTGTGCGCTGTCGCTCCGCCTAACTTCGGGTACAAGCAGCACGAGTTGATGCAGGACATAGCGGTGGCTATCGGAGCAACTTACTTTAGCGAGAAGACCGGGGACGACCTGAGTCATATCACCATGGAGGACCTAGGCCACGTGCGCAGGGCTATCGTCGGTAAGGACAAGACGGTGCTGATGAAGAGCGACGTGGGTGTGGAGTCTATCGTGGTGGAGCAGAGGGTGTCTCAGCTATGGGACGCACACAAGTTGGCCAACAAGAAGGTGGACAAGGACTTTATAGCGGAGAGGATCGCATCGCTTACGGGCGGTATCGGTGTTATATTCGTCGGTGGCAACACCGACTTGGAGCAGAAGGAGTTGTACGACAGGGTGGACGACGCCGTGTGTGCGGTTAAGTCGGCCATGGAGGAGGGCATCCTTGCCGGTGGAGGGCATGCGCTCAACTCGGTGGAGTTAGAGATCGGCGGCAGGGAGCACGCCACGAGGATCGTGATGCACGCACTAGGGGCGCCCATCAATCAGATACTGATAAACGCAGGGCTGACGTACGAACACGTGTACGGGCGTGGGGTGTCGGGCGTAGATAACACCGTTGGGTATAACGTGAAGACGGGCGAGTACGGAGACATGATAAAGCTAGGGGTGATAGACCCGTTGAAGGTGACTCGGTGTGCGCTTGAGAACGCTATGTCGGTGGCCGTGACCATACTAAGCACGAACGCAATCATAACCATGGCTCGTAGCTACGACGCTGTATAAACAATATATAATATGATAGGATCAACATTTTTAGCTATGTCAATACTAATAGGCATGTTGCTAGTAATAATACTAAACGATATTGAAAACAATAAAGACTAGACAATGAAACCAATAGGGAAATACATAGTAGTAAAAAACATAGACGAGGAGATAGTAACAGAGTCAGGCTTGGTGTTATCAGGCGAGGACGCTAATCAGATGAGGTACAAGAAGGCGACTGTAGTTGCTCCGGGCACAGAGGTGTCTGACATAAAGGTAGACGACGTGGTGTACTACGACAAAGGTCGTTCGTTCACGATGGTGATCGACGAGGCTCACTGTACGATCATAAGAGAGGGCGACGTTGTGGTCGTGCTGTGATAGGACGTTAGTCGTTGCGAGAGTTTAACCTAGCGGTCCTAAACTCTTTGTTCATAGACTTGATCATGTTGCGGTATACCTTGTCTGTGTACCTAACATTCTTTGCGAACATAGGGTTATGGCAGTCGCTTGTAGGGATCTCTTCCCCGCTAAGCTTGTTGTATATGGACAGGCATAACCTAACAGCCTTATACGACAGCTTATATAGAGACCTTCTATAGGTAGGGTTCTTCTTACGGAAGGACTCGATCCAACCGTCTCGCACTAGGTGCGTAAATCGTTTCTTATCCCAACTAAGCAGCTCGTCAAACTCGCTGAACTTGTCTTGGTCGAAGTACTCCTCCGAGTATAGGAACAATATAATGTCTAGGTCTGCTTGTGATAGGTTGTACTTCTGCTTAACGAAGTATCTAATAACCCTCCAATATTTTAAAAAATCGTGTTTTCTTTCCGCCATTTATTTTATTTTATTTAATTTTGTTGCGAATATAGTTATAAAAAATAACTATATTTGAATCTTAATAAAAAAAATATGGGAGAGGTATCTAAGGAAACTAATAGCACGGACGACAAAGACATGGCGTTTAAGAACATGGCTATCAGTAAAATCAAAGAGTTAAGTAACGAGAACTCTAAGTTGAAGTACATGATAGGTCGTAAGGACGCTAGTCAGCAGAGAAGAAATGTTAGTAGTTCGGGCAGTCCGGCTTCTAGGATACAAGGTCTACAGACCTTACGTAACACCTTGGGTACTCAGTTTATGAAAAAGAAAGAAGATTAATCACAATAAAAAAATAAAAAAATGAAAAAGTCAACACCATCATTACCGGGTTCTTCAAGATTAAAGATGCCAAGCCAAGGCGGAAACTCTGTGTCTATGATCAAAGAAGTAGGGGGAATGAAAGCTAAGACGGGTGCTACTAAGAGAGTAATGTCGGGAGCTAATAAAAAAGGTATGTCTTCTAAGAACAGCTACTGCTAGTGGTATGAGCGTTAGTCAAAGGTACACGGGTAGGAACCAACTAATAAACAGGTTGGCTTCTCAGGTTGGATCGGTTGAGAATGCTGTAGGTATACTAATAAAGAGGGGAGACATGACAGAGGACGGGAAGTCTTTCACAAAGAAAGGTGCGGAACGTAATCGCATGACTGCTAAGGAGAGGGCTATAGATCGGGCAACTAGACGAACAGGTAGACCTGCTTCTGACTATAAGTATAACAAGTTAACTAACAACGCAATACTAAGATAGGGATGGCTGATAAACTAAAGATGGCGTGTAATAAGCCTGTTAAGTCAGACAGGGCGGGTAAGAAGATGATGGTAAAGGCTTGCGCTAACGGCAAGGAGAAGCTCATACACTTCGGCGCTACGGGGTACGGCAACAACTACTCGGCGGCTGCTCGTAAGAGCTTCAGGGCTAGGCACAAGTGCGACAAGGCTAAGGATAAGCTAACGGCTCAGCATTGGGCTTGCAGTTATCTGTGGGGAGGACCAAGCGGTCCTACTACACCAAGCCCAAGAGGAGTAAAAGGTAAATATTGAAAAATAAATTTATGAGTAGATTTTCAGAGTTAAGCAGCAAGATTCAAAAGAAGCAGCACATCAGCAAGGAGAGTGCAGACGCTATAACAGCCGCTATCGGTAGAAACAAGTACGGCAAAGAGAAGTTTCAGAAGATGGCTATGGCAGGAAAGGCTAAGAAGAAATGAGGATAGAGCCTATGAAAAGCAGGGGGCTTGGTGACACCATAGAGAAGGTGACCGCAGCTACCGGTATAAAAAAGATTGTCGACACGGTGTCTAGTGTATTGGACACAGACTGTGGATGCAATAAAAGAAAAGAATTATTAAACGAAATGTTTCCATATAAGGAGACAGAAAAAGAAAATAACAATGGCACAAAAACTACAAGCTCTTAGAGCACTAGCTGTGATACCGTCAGACGACGCTAACGTACCATTCCCTGCGGTTATACGTTCAGCGTATAATACCGGACTTGATACGGATGCATTAATTGATTCAAATGCAACATTTATTACCTCAGGCGTTCAGGCGGGAGATATCTTGTATAGTAAGACAGACTTTACCGCAGCAACAGTCGTTAGTGTAACTAGTGAGACTAGATTAGAACTTAACGCTAATATATTCTCAGGGACACTCCACGAATATGTCCTATACACCGGCAATACTAACACGGGTAGTCAGACTCCTTGTGTATTCTTTGTTGGGGTTGGAGGGGATGTAAACGTGGTAACCGAGGCGGGAGACACTGTGTTGTTTAAGAAATTACAAAACGGTCAGTTTATTCCCGTGTCTGTAACTAGAATTTTAGACACTAATACAACTGCTCAATTTATAGTAGCACTTTGGTAACCATGGAAATATCAATAAGCATAAGAATATGATACAACTAGACGACATCAAGGTATTTGGCGCCAATACAATATGTATGATATTAGCGAAGACGCAGAATATAAATGCCGACCTGCAGTCTATATTGTTAATGATGACCATTATGTATACTATAGCTAGAACCGTTACAGAGGTTCAGAAGTATTACAACAATAAGGATAATAAAGATCAAGATAAGCATACGAGTTAAGTTTAGGCTTGAATCTTAGTCGCTCCATAAATAAATACTTATATGAAACAAATAAAAAAATATTCATATTGGTTCCTATCACCATTACTTGGAGACGATAACCGTCCCTCTATTAAGAGGTTTCTAATATTATTCTTCACATTTGAGATTGACAGGGTTATATACACAAAGCCTTGGAATGTTTATACTATTGGAATTATATCTATATTTGTAATTGTAATAGGTATACTACTAGGCTTGACTACATACCAAACATTAATTAAATTTTTTAAAATAGCAAAGATTAAAAATGAACAAGAAGTATAGAAAAAAATTATATAAAAAATATTCTAACATGGGGCTAGGTTTATTGCTTATCATAGCCTTAGCTTTACTTATGCTAAAGTCTTGTCATAAAGATCAGGCGTATAAGGTTAACAACACGAAGGCTGACTATATAAAGAAAGAAAAGATTTATATAGACTCAATAGTTAAGCTCAATAAAAAGCTAAGCGACGTAAACGTAAAGAAGGACACCGTGTATAAGAAGTATACCGAGTATAAGACTAAGATAGTTGTTCAGAAGGAGCAGTTGATAAACAAGCAGATAGATACGATTACTATACTAGAGACATACGACCTAGCTCTTTCTCAGTGCGACTCGCTTAATAATATAAATGATACTATCATTGAGACTCAGTTATCTAAGATAAACATATTAGATAGCGTGATAAGTAACGAGAAGAATTATAATAAGAAGTTAAGCGTAGACTTAAGTTTATTAAATAGTCAGATAAAAAAGAATAAGGTCAAGTACACAGGCAGGACTATAATGTGGTCTATAATAAGCGGTAGTATTGGGTTTGGTGCGGGTGTTGTAACGGGAATCTTTAAATAAATATAAATGGAAATAAAGGTAATAAGAAAGGTGTTTACTAAGGAGTCTACCATTGGTGAGATGTCTGTAAACGGAGAATTTTTTTGCTATACGTTAGAGGACGTAGTGAGAAACGGGGAGAAGGTATACGGCAAGACTGCTATACCTAAGGGGAAGTATGAGGTTATTGTAAACTACTCCAACAGGTTTAAGCAACTAATGCCGTTACTATTGAACGTGCCTAACTTTGAAGGTATAAGGATACACACCGGGAACAAGAGCGAGGACACACACGGCTGTTTATTATTAGGCGAGGTTAAGGGCGTTGACTTTATTGGTCAGAGTAAGGCGGCTTATAATAAGTTTATGTCTAAATTAAAAACAGCGGGCAAGTCAGAGAAAATTTTCATTGAGATATTATAATGTTGTATATTTGTGTATTAATAAATTAAATTAAACAAGATGAATAACGAAAAAGTATTTATAACTCAAGATGAGTTAGCGACAATCCAAGGGATGAACACCGAGTTCTCTAAAGCTAAGATGGCTTTAGGAGACATGGAGTTGCAGAAGTATGGACTATTAAAACACATCGAGAACTTAAAGAAAGACTTTGCAGACCACGAACAATTATTAATTAATAAATACGGAAAGGACTCTGTCATTAACTTACAGACAGGGGAGGTTTCACAAAAAACAGTTGAAGATGGCGCCAAATAAATTTATTGGAGAGTTATTCAAGTCAAGAGATGCGATGCACTTGGCTCATTTAAACACAACATCTTTCGCTGAACATAAGGCGTTAGGTGCTTACTACGACGAAATCCTTGACTTAACAGACAAGTTTTCTGAGGTTTACTTCGGTAGATACAAAAGATTAGACATTGTCATACCTGAGTCTAAGGTATTAAGCGCAGTTGAGCATTTAAAAGAAATGCAGATGTTATTAGACGGGGAGAGAAATAACTACTCTTCTGAGTTACAGAACATTATGGACGAGATGTTAGGCTTAGTAAACAAGACACTTTATCTTTTAACATTAGTATAATAAGACAGCATGTCTAAAATAAAGACATACCCTGTAGTACAGCCTGAACTATCTGACCTATTAATAGGTACATATGTTGTTGAGGAAAACGCTACAAAGAATTTCATGATATCCGACGTACTCGCATTAGGGGGTACGGGGGTATATGTGCCGTATATTGGCGCTACATTAGATGTAAACCTAGGTTCGAATACAATAACGTCGGGATCTTTTATAAAACTAGGAGGCACGTCTTCTGAGTTTTTAAAGGCAGACGGATCTGTAGATAGTAGCTCCTATGTTTCTACTTCGTATCTAGCCGCTGCATATGTCCCATATAGTGGGGCTTCGTCTAACGTGAATATAAACACGCATAGCGTTATAGCTAACGACGGTGTGTATAACACGGAGATGTCTCCCTCATATTTTGGTGTGGAGAACAATGCGGGTACTAAGTTTGGTGTTTTATATTACGATAAGTTGCAGGTTGTAGATACCACCGTCTCTAAGACAATGGAACTCAACCCATTAGGTTTAAAGTTTCCTGACGGAACTTTTCAAACCACTGCCGCTGCATCTGTATCAGGGTCTGCCTTGACTAGCGTTAACGACACGAACGTGACGCTTACATTGGGAGGAAGTCCAAGTACATCTCTTCTAGCTGCGACTTCGTTGACGTTAGGATGGACGGGTACATTAGCAGACTCAAGGATTGCATCTGCTAGTCTTTGGAATACTGCATATAGTAGTAGGATAGCAAGCTTAACAACAACAGGCACGGGTGCTGCTACTTTAATATCTAACGTATTAAACATACCAACGCCACCGGCTGCAACATTTACGTCGCTTACTACAACGGGTTCATCAGGACCTTCGTCGTTATTATCAGGTGTATTAAACGTGCCTACGTATACACTTTCAGGATTAGGAGGTGAGCCGGCTATTACACCGGGTACTATTAGTCAGTATTGGAGGGGTGATAAAACTTGGCAAACATTTCCAACGATACCTACCGTAGGAACGTGGGGAGAGTTAAACTACCCAACTTGGGTTTCAGGAACTCCTTTTGTAAAGATGACAGCGGCAGGAACATTTGCTTTGGATACGAACACGTATTTAACATCTGCGGTTACATCCGTAGGTGCTACAGGACCAATAACTTCTTCAGGTGGGACAACTCCTACTATATCAACGTCTATGTCTACCAACAAGTTAATTGGTAGGAGTACAGCAGGAACGGGTGTAATGGAGGAGATAACTATTGGTAGTGGGCTTACTTTATCAGGAGGAACTTTATCTTCAAGTGGAAGCACATCTCCTCTCACAACTAAAGGAGATTTATATACATATAGTACAATTGATGCAAGACTACCTGTAGGACTTGATACGCAAGTTCTTATAGCAGATAGCTCTACAAGCACAGGATTAAAATGGGGAACTAATACAGCTGCTACACCAACAGGTTATTATGCCCAATACCAAGATAATATAACACAAAGTATCGCAGTAATTAATACAGGTTATCCAATTAAGTTTAGAACATTAGACATAAGTAATGGTATTGCAGTAGTTAGTGATTCTCGTATAACATTTGCTAATACAGGAATATATAACTTACAATTCAGTGTTCAACTTGAGAACAGCGACACACAGGAGCACGATGTAACAATATGGCTTAGAAAGAACGGAGTAGATGTGGCCGGATCATCAGGATTTGTTGCTGTAATATCAAAACATGGTGGTGTTAATGGACACGTATTACCCTCTTGGAATTACTTGTTAGATGTTGTTGCAGGCGAATATTATGAGATAGTATGGAGCTCAACAAGCACTCAGGTAACTATGCCATTCATTGCAGCAGGTAGCCCACCACCTTCTACTGCATCTGCAATATTTACTGTTACACAACAAGCAGGAATAATGGCAGGGACAGGTATTACTGCTATTAATAGTTTAACAGGTGCTACACAAACTCTTGCTACAGGTACAACAGGAACAGATTTTGCTATTAGCTCCTCAGGAACTACTCACACATTTAATCTTCCAACAGCATCAGCTACAAATAGAGGGGCTTTAAGCACAACTGATTGGACAACTTTTAATGGAAAACAATCAGCATTATCAGGAACAGGAATAGTTAAATCAACAACAGGTACAATATCCTATATAACTGACAATTCTACAGATTGGAATACAGCTTATACAGATAGACTTAAATGGGATGGAGGGTCAACAGGTTTAGTTGCTGCAACGGGAAGAACATCCTTAGGTGCAACTACAGTAGGAGGGAATTTCTTTACTCTTACTAACCCATCTGCTATTACTTTCCCTAGAATAAATGCTGATAATAGCGTTTCTGCTTTAGATGCATCTGCATTTAGAACAGCTATATCAGCAGGAATTGGAGTAGTAGCAAAGACTACAGCAGATGGTACAAACATAACAGGAACAACAGGAGAAACTTTAACAGCTACACTAACAATACCTGCTAATACATTTACAACAGGTGATATTATTAGAATAGAAGTTTTTTTTGAGTTTACAGGTACAGCAGGTACTAAAACATGTAGAATATATACTAATACAAGTGCTTCATTAAGTGGTGCGTCATTATTGGCAACAACAACTCCTTCTGCTGCTACTACTAGAAGTATGGGCGTGGATTCTTTAATGGCTGTTAAAAGTGCAACTAATACTAGATTACGTGCAGTAAGTGGTGCTACTTATACTTTTACAGGTATTACTGCAAATGCTCCTACTACTGTAAATATAAATTGGGCAGTTATTCAATACATAGTATTCTCAATTCAGTTGGGTGCAGGTACTGATAGTGGTTTTAATTCATTTGCTTCAATAGAAAAACTATAAAACATGCAATATATAACTTATATTCCTAATGAAAAAAAAATGATTTTTAGAGATGTTGAGTATCAATTTCAAGGATATGAAACCATTGACGACAATAGTTTATTTATTATTTTAAGTGGTCAGTTTATAAAGTTTTATTGGAATGACACTACGATAAACGATAAATTATTTGCAAGTATGTTAGATTTTACTAACTACTTAGATTCAATACTATAAAATATAAAATATTAAAATAAAAACATGGCAAAAATAAGTACATATCCTATAATATCTCAACCTGTTCTAAGCGATATTTTAATTGGATCTGATGTGATGAACACAAACAAGACTAAGAATTTTATGTTGTCAGACATATTAAACTTATTCTCAAACTATGGATCTTTTTATAACTCAGCTACTCAGGTTGCTACGTTAGCAAACACTCCATACGCTATGCAGTTTGATAGCACTACAATTAATAACAATGTAACAATAGAAGACAATACATTATCAGAACCAACTAGGATAACTGTTGGGTTAGGTGGCGTGTATAGCATACAGGTATCTACTCAGTTTCGTAGGACAGATACTGCTACTTCTACTATTAATGTGTGGCTAAGAAAGAATGACGCTAACGTGGATAACACAAATAGAAAGCTTGTTATAACAGGTACTTCTAGTGATTCTAATAACCCGCAGGTGTTTACATTCTTAGTTGACGCATCGGGTGGTGATTACTATGAGGTTATGTGGGCTACGCCTGACGATCACGTCGAGTTAACCGCAGTTCCTCCTATACCTTTACCTTATACTTTACCTGCAACACCTTCTGTTTTATTATCTATAAATCAGGTAGCATAATGGACATACGTAAAATAGCTGTAGGTCCTGATTATAAAGGAGGAGCTATGCATTACGTTGTAGGGCAAAAGGTTCTTAACGATACTAATGAAATACATTTAATTAAATATGATACAGACAAGCAGTCCTTTAAAATTTACATCATTAACGACAAGAATGAAATTGTTTTATGGAAAGAATTTAATTCAACAATGCCTGTATCAATCGAATATAACATTAACTACTAATGAAATCTCCATTTTATTTCATTGCGAAACCATTAAAAAATAAGCGATACGACAACACCAAAGATATAGGGGGAAAGGATTTTATTGTCAGCACATCTGAGGAGGATCATAACTTTTCTAATAGATATGCTGTTGTTGTGTCTACACCTTTAGGATATAAAGGACCTATAGAACCCGGAGACATATTGCTTGTTCACCACAACGTGTTCAAGTATTACAACGATGTAAAGGGTGTACAAAAGAGCGGCAAGAGTTTCTTTAAGGACGATAAGTTTCTAATAGAGTTAGATCAGTTCTACATGTTCAAGAAGGATGGTATATGGTATGCGTACGACAGGTACTGCTTTGTTAAGCCAATACCTGCCATAGATAGTTACATCAAGAAGCCTTTTACTAATGAGCCATTAATGGGTGTTATGGTATACCCAAACGATTACTTAAAAAATAACGGCATAAGTAGTGGGGATATGGTTTGCTTTACTCCTGATAGCGAGTATGAGTTTAATATAGATGGCGAGAAGATGTACAGAATGTTTGACCATCAGATAACTATAAAGTTATGATAAACATAATCGATAACTTTTTAGATAGCAATACATATAATGAGACTTATAATAAGTTAACTTCAAACGACTTTAATAAAGTTGATGTAGGAGATAAATCATTTTGGGTTCAATTAAGTACACCTGAGTTTGATGAATTAGTTTTAGATAAGATAAGCAAAGTTGAAGATACAAGAAGAAGAAACATACTTAGTTTCTTTAGGGTAGCTACCGATAAGGTAGACACGGATTGGAACATTCATTCTGATGCTATTATAGATGGAGAGAGACCTGACAGGGCTTTGGTATTATACTTATCTCCGTCTAATATGAATGGGTTACATGGCACTGCATTTTGGAAACACAAAGAGCTTGGAGATTGTTTACCTAACAACGTATCGTTCGAACAATATGACGACGTGTTGGACAAGGAGTCAAACAATATAGACAGATGGGAATTACAAACAGTGGTTGGCTATAAGATTAATAGGGCTTTGATGTACCCTTGTAATTACTTTCATAGTAAGTATCCTAACGTAGGATGGGGTTCAGGAAGGATTGTTTATGTAATGTTTTATAAATAATATGGACAATAATAAAATTAAATTAAGAATCATTGAGGCGGGACACAAGGCGGTCAACGAACTCATTAAGGTGGCAGAGGAATCTATACTTAAACACGGCGAGTCGGATACAGACTTGGCTGCCGATAAATTAAAAAATGCTGCTGCTACAAAAAAATTAGCTATATTTGATGCATTCGAAATTTTAAGTCGCATCGAATCCGAAAAAGAAATTATCGATTTGGATGAGAAGGGCGAAAGCAAAACAGATACCAAGAAAGGCTTTGCAGAAAGAAACTCAAGAAAATAAGTTATATAAAGTTATAAAAAACTTTATACCCGGAACTATTCAAACAAAGAAGAATAAGTCTAGGTCTTGGGTTTATGGATATAACGAAACGTATGACATGGTTGTCATATCTAAGACAGGTCAAATAGGAGAGGTTGTAAATATATCAGGTCTAAATATAGCGCTACCACTAGCACCTGAGAAGTGTTCACAAAGAAGTTTTAAGATATCAGAACAGTATTGGGAACGTAAGGAATGTCCAAAAGAGTTGATTAGGATACAGTCTATATTCCAATGGAACGATATGCCTAGTAACTTTAAGGATAAATGGATTGACTATATAGAGAAAGAGTTTGACTATAGAGACCAAGGCTATTGGTTTATGAACAATGGAGTCAAGACTTACATAACGGGATCTCATTATATGTACTTACAGTGGTCTAGTATAGACGTTGGTTACCCTGACTTCCGTGAGGCTAATAGAATATATTGGATATTTTGGGAGGCATGCAAGGTAGATCATAGATCGTTTGGAATGATATACTTAAAGATTCGTCGTTCAGGATTTTCTTTTATGTCGTCATCCGAGTGTGTGAATATAGGAACATTAGCTAGAGATTCTAGGATTGGCATACTGTCTAAGACGGGTGCAGATGCTAAGAAAATGTTTACAGATAAGGTAGTACCTATAAATAATAGACTACCATTTTTCTTTAAGCCTATTATGGATGGTATGGATAAGCCTAAGACTGAGTTAGCTTTTAGGATTCCTGCGTCTAAGATAACCAAGAAGAACATGTACCACACAGACGACTCAGAAATTGATGGGTTGGATACGACTATAGATTGGAGAAACACAGAGGAGAACTCATATGATGGGGAGAAGTTATTATTCCTAGCACATGACGAGTCTGCTAAGTGGTTAAAACCCAATAACATACAAAACAATTGGCGTATTACTAAGACGTGTCTTAGGTTAGGAAGCAAGATTATTGGTAAGTGTATGATGGGTTCTACATCAAACGCATTATCAAAGGGAGGTCAAAACTATAAGGAAATTTATGAAGACTCAAGGGTGTCCAATCGAAATGCAAACGGACAAACTAAAAGTGGACTGTACGCATTGTTTATACCTATGGAGTGGAACATGGAGGGATTCATAGATATATATGGTATGCCTGTATTTAGGAAACCTATTGAACCTGTACGTGGTGTAGATGGTGTTAATATAATGAACGGAGCTATAGATTATTGGGAAGCTGAGGTTGACTCTTTGAAGAGCGACGCTGATGCGCTCAATGAATTTTATAGACAATTTCCAAGGACAGAGTCTCATGCGTTTAGGGATGAAAGTAAACAGGCTTTATTTAACTTAACTAAGATATACCAACAGATAGACTATAACGATACAATGATTCAAGAACACTATTTAACAAGGGGTTCGTTTCAATGGAAGGATGGTATAAAGGACACTAAGGTTATATTCTCCCCTGATCAACGAGGAAGGTTCTTAATAAGTTGGGCTCCAAAGGCGCACCAACAAAATAATTGTATCACAAGAAACGGGATTAAGTATCCCGGCAATGAACACTTAGGATCGTTCGGGTGTGACTCGTATGATATATCTGCGGTTGTTGGAGGGCGTGGCTCAAACGGATCATTACATGGCATGACTAAGTTCCATATGGATGAAGCTCCTGTAAACCAATTCTTTTTAGAATACATTGCCCGTCCCCAAACTGCGGAGATATTTTTTGAAGAGGTACTTATGGCTTGCGTATTTTACGGAATGCCAATACTAATAGAGAACAACAAGCCTAGGTTATTATATCACTTTAAGAATAGGGGTTATAGAGGATTCTGTATGAACAGACCTGATAAACCTATGGCTAACCTATCTAAAACAGAAAGGGAACTAGGTGGTATACCCAACTCTTCGGAAGACATACGTCAATCTCATGCGTCAGCTATAGAGTCATACATAGAAAAATATGTAGGGATAGATATGACCGGTACTTACAGGGATTCAGACGAGATGGGTACGATGCCGTTTACTAGAACTCTTGAAGATTGGGCAAAGTTCGATATAAACGACAGGACTAAGTTTGATGCATCCATAAGTTCAGGGTTAGTTATTATGGCTAATCAGAAGCATTTATACATGCCTGAGAAGAAACAATCAAAAATAAGTATTAACTTTGCAATATACTCTAACGAAGGAAAAAATAGTAAATTGATTAGATGAAAAAAAACAATATAACAATAGATATAACCTCAACAGTATTCCCAAGTCAGTTAGCTACAGATGCAGAGAAGGCGGCAGATAGTTTTGGATTACAGGTAGGTCAAGCTATTCAGTATGAATGGTTTAGAAAAGATGGTACTTCATGCAGGTATTATAACCAATGGAAAGACTTTCATAGACTAAGACTATACGCAAGGGGTGAACAATCTGTTGCTAAGTATAAGAACGAGTTAGCCATAGACGGTGACCTTTCTTATCTAAACTTAGATTGGACTCCTGTACCTATACTACCAAAGTTTGTAGATATTGTAGTTAATGGAATGTCTGATAGGTTGTTTAAGGTTAAAGCATACGCACAGGATGCTATGTCTCAGGACCATAGAAACAAACATCAAGAAATGATTCAGACTCAAATGATAGGTAAGCCTTTGTTAGAGAAGATTCAAGACGAGACGGGTGTTAACCCATTCGTTATGAACCCAAATGAATTGCCTGAGAATGATGAGGAGATGCAGTTATATATGCAGCTTAAGTATAAGCCTGCTATTGAGATTGCTGAAGAGGAGGCTATCAATACTATATTTGATGAGAACCATTATCAAGACACAAGAAAAAGATTAGACTACGACATGACCGTTATAGGTATTGCTGTAGCTAAACATGAGTTCTTGCCGGGTTCAGGTATACAAATCTCTTATGTAGATCCTGCCAATGTTGTGTATAGCTACACAGAGGATCCTTTCTTTAAGGATTGTTTTTATTGGGGCGAGATCAAGACTCTTCCTATGACTGAGCTTATGAAGATTGACCAAAGCTTAACTAAGGAAGACCTACAAGAAATATCTCAGTACAGTCAGGGGTGGTATGACTACTATAACGTAGCTCGTTTCTATGAGAACAGTATGTTCTATCGTGATACATGTACGTTGTTATACTTCAACTACAAGACCACTAAGAAGATTGTATACAAGAAGAAGAACTTAGAAAACGGAAACTCTAGGGTTATAGAGAAGGACGACAACTTTAATCCACCTAATGAGATGATGGAAGAAGGGAACTTTGAAAAGGTTGAGAAGACTATTGACGTATGGTACGAGGGTATCATGGTTATGGGTACAAATATTTTATTAAAATGGGAGTTATCTAAGAATATGGTTAGACCAAAGTCTGCGTCACAGCACGCTTTACCTAACTATGTTGCTTGTGCTCCTCGTATGTACAAAGGGGTTATCGAATCTTTAGTTAGAAGAATGATTCCGTTTGCTGACCTTATTCAGATAACACATTTAAAATTACAGCAGGTAATCGCTCGTGTTGTTCCTGATGGCGTGTTCATAGACGCAGATGGTTTAAATGAGGTTGACTTAGGTACGGGTAACGCATACAACCCTGAGGACGCTCTTAGGTTATACTTCCAAACGGGTAGTGTAATTGGTAGGAGCTATACAGGAGACGGCGATTTTAATAACGCTAGGATTCCAATTACTCAGCTTACGTCTAACTCAGGTGCTAGTAAGACTCAGATGTTGATAACCAACTACAACCACTACATGGATATGATTAGATCCGTGACGGGACTTAATGAGGCTAGGGATGGATCTACTCCTGATCCTAATTCATTAGTTGGCTTACAGAAACTAGCTGCATTAAATTCAAACACAGCAACTCGCCATATTTTAGAGGGAGGTCTTTTCTTATATAGGTCTTTAGCTGAGGCTTTAACTTATAGAGTATCTGACGTTTTAGAGTACGCAGACTTTAAGGATGAGTTTATTAATAAGATTGGTAAATATAACGTATCTATATTAGATAAAATATCTGACTTGTATATATACGACTTTGGTATATTTATTGAGATATCGCCTGACGAGGAACAGAAGGCTCAACTTGAGTCTAACATACAGATGGCTTTAAGTAAGGGTGACATTAATTTAGAAGACGCTATAGATATTAGAGAGATTAAAAACTTAAAGTTGGCAAACCAACTACTTAAGATGAAGCGTGTTAAGAAAGAGAAGCGTGAGGAACAGATGGCTATGCAGAAACAAGCTATGATTGCTCAACAGCAATTAAAGTCTCAAGAGTTAGCAGGTCAAACGGCTATGCAGAAGATGCAAGGCGAGGCTCAAATGAAGGCGCAAACAAAACAAATGGAGGCTGCATTTCAAATTCAAGTGATGGAGAAGGAGGCTGAGTTAAAGGAAAGGTTAATGTCTGTAGAGTTTAACTACAATATGCAGTTAGCTAGCATGAGCCATAGCTCATTACAACAAAGAGAGAAAGAGAAAGAGGACGCTAAAGCTAAACGTATTAGTCAACAGAATACAGAGCAGTCTAAATTAATTACTCAGAGAAAAAATAATCTAGCTCCACAAAACTTTGAATCGAATGAGGACAGTTTAGATGGATTTGATTTAGGAGAATTTAATCCTAGATAATTGATTATTCATAAATTATATATATATTTGTAATCTAAATTTAATTAAATGGAATTTAAAGTAAGAGCATTAGACTCGGTAGAACAAAAAAGTGTTCAAGAGGTAGAAGAAGAATTGTTAGCTAAACATGAGGAATCCCTTAATGAAGCAGACAACGAAGAAGTAAACGAAAATGAAAATGAATCGATACCTGAAGAGACTACTACAGGTGTTGATCTAAAAGAAGAAGACGTTCTTAATTATATTGGTAAGAGATACAATAAGCAGATTAACTCCTTTGACGAACTAATGGCTGAACGTAAGGAGGCTGAGAATATGCCTGCCGATGTTGCGGCTTATATGAAGTTTAAAAATGAAACAGGTCGTGGATTTGAAGACTTCATTAAGTTAAACAAGGACTATAATTCAATGGACTCAGATGCCTTACTTAAAGAGTACTTCTTGGCCACACAAGAAGGTCTTGATAATGAAGACGTTGAAGTTTTATTGGACGACTATAGATTCGATGAAGATATAGACGAAGATTCAAAAATAAAAAAGGTTAAGATTGCTAAGAAGAAGGCTGTCGCTGAGGCTAAAAAATTCTTCACAGAACAACAAGGTAAATATAAGATTCCACTTGAGTCAAGAACGGCATCTTTACCTGACGAGGAAAGAGAAGAATATGAAAGCTATAAGCAGTACACCAAACAGGCGAAGACTATAGAAGAGGAGAATAACCGTAAGAGAAGTTGGTTTGACCAAAAGACGAACGACTTATTCAATAAAGATTTCAAAGGTTTTGATTTCAATATTGAAAACAAGAAGTTCACGTTTACTCCGGGAGAAGCCGCAGAGTTAAAGAAGGCTCAGTCCACACCATCTAACTTCATATCGAAGTTTTTGGATGAGAACGGGTTGATTAAAGACGCAGCGGGTTATCACAGGTCCTTAGCCATAGCTATGCACCCTGACAAATTTGCTAAGTTCTTTTACGAACAAGGCTTATCGGATGCGACAAACGAAGTTATGCGTAAAACGAAGAACATAAATATGACTACGAATAGAGCACCTGAAGTTGTACGCACAGATGGAATGCAAGTTAAAGCAGTTAACCCTGACTCCGGGAGGAGTTTAAAAATCCGAAGTGCAAAAAAATTATAAAACTAAAAAAAAACTAAAAAAAGAAAATGGCAATTTTAAACAATCCAACCTTCTCGTTGTCACCAAGTGCAGAGCAGGTTCCTTTATCAACAAACTACATCACTAACTTTGATTTCTTAAATCAATACTTACCTGATACTTACGAGAAAGAGTTCGAAAGATATGGTAACAGAACAGTTGCATCATTCTTAAGAATGGTAGGCGCAGAGATGCCTTCTAACTCAGATATGATTAAATGGGCTGAACA